TTGCCCATCCTTCAATCCCCCCTTAAAGGCCCATCGCGCGGCGGAGGTCGGCCAGCTGGTCGACCCCGCCGATCACGCGCAGCCCGTTGACCAGGTCCACCTCGTGGATCTGTTCGCCGTTGATCTCCAGCCGGTAATACCGGACGTCCATCATCAGCTTCAGCGTGGCCATGGTGCCCGGTTTCAGATCGCCGGTCTCGGCTGCGGTGATCAGCCCGCCGATGGTGGCGATGATCGTGTCGGCCCCGTCACCCACATCGCCGGCCGCCGCCGGGCGCAGCACGAAGCGCTGCTGCAGCCCCGGCTTTTTCAGAAGCTCGGGCGACCATTCGGCAAAGGTGATTTCCGAGGTCATGCCCTCGACCCCCATGTCGATGCCGACGGGCCCGTCCATGCCCGCGCCCCGGTGGGCCTCGGTCATGATCTTCAGCTGGGGCAGCTTCGCCTCGGTCGCCAGACCGAAGTAGCTGATGCCATCGACGAAGGCGTTGAAGTTTCGCAGCATGCGCGGGATTGCCATGGTCAGGTCTCCTTACTGCGCCGTCGCGACGGCGTTGACGAGTTCGGTGTAGTAATCGCCCTCGCGGTGGGCGCGGAACGTCAGCTGTTCCAGCGGCGCGGGCGGCTCGATGTCGAAGTCGAGGTAAAGCTTGCCCGCCATCAGCTCGGTGGCCGAGTTCAGCTCGGGGTCGATCCAGACCTTGCCGCCCAGGATCGCGCCGCGCCGCTTCAGCGTGTTGAGATAGCTTTGCACCGTGTCCTTGATATCCAGCAGCAGCTGGGCCGAGAACGGGCGGTCCATCGCCCAGAGCAGCGCCTCTTCGATGGACTCGTAGACCATGTCGGCAGTGCGCCGCACCGGCAGGAAGGTCCACAGCGGGTCCGACGCCGTGCTGCGGTTGCCCCACAGGCGGAACCCTTCCTGGCGGATGATCGTGGCCACGTCCTGCTCGTTCAGGCGGTTGGCCTCGGTCTCGGTCGAGCTGATCGCAAAGCTGATGGCCCGCGCGGTGCCGCTGATGCCCTGGACGATCTGGTTCGACGGCGACCACCAGAAGCCCTTGGTCGCATCCATGTTCGACAGGATGCCCGCAACATATGCCGAGGCGGGCCGCGTGATGAAGCCCTGCGTCACGCTGTCGAACACCCGCACGGCCGGGTCGACGATATAGAGGCGGTCCGACCCGAACTTGTTGCGGTCGGTGATCGCGTCGGCCTCGGTGGTGTTCGGCCCGTCGGCAATCACCACGCCGCGCAGGCGGCTGGCCACGATGATCAGCGCCAGCGTGACTGGCGAGGCCGGGCTGGCGGCGGGGGTGGAGGTAAAGCCGGGCGCGGCCAGGATGCGCGGCACCTGCCCCGTGACCGTGCGCGCGGTCATCAGGGCATAGACCCCGGTCTGCGCGGCCGGATCGCCCAGCACATTGGTCAGGGTGGCGGCGGGGGTGCCACCCTCGGTCACCCGCACCACCACGGCGGTGGAAACGCCCTGGGCGTAGATCGCATCGTAGGCGGCCTTCAGCGTGCCGGTCAGCCCCAGGGCGGCGGCGGCGCGCGGGCCGGTGATCAGCACCGGCGTGTTGATCGGGAACGGCTCGTCCGCGCCCCCGGTCAGGGCCACGGCCGCAGCACCGGCCACGGCCACGCTGCTGCCGGTGCTGCCCGGTGCCACGGCGGCGGTCACCAGCGCGTTGGCCGGGCTGCTGGCCACGATGGCCGCGATGATCTGGGTCAGGGTCGAGGTGGGCACCGATGAGGCGCTGGTGGCCAGGTTGACCACGATGGCATTGCCGGTCACCACCACCCCCAGCGCGGCGCTGGCCGTGCCGGGGTTGCGCAGATGGACCGTGATCGCGTTGCCCAGCACGCCCACCGGCTTGGCGGTGACCAGCAGCGCGGCGGGGGTGATGCCCAGCGTCGCGCTGGCCTTGGTATCGGCCTGGGCGGCCGGGGCGGTGCCGACAAAGCCGATGATCGACGATTTGACGGTCTGGATCGGGCGGATGCCGTCGTCGATCTGGACGGTTTCGATCCCGTGGAGAAACTGATCAGGCATGGGGTGGTCCTTTTCGGGTCAGGCGGAAATCAGGGCGGCTTCGCGGAACAGATCGTCCAGGTCTTCCGGGTCGGTGATGCCGATGGCCGGGGCCAGGGCGGTGATGGCGGGGGACAGGCGGGCGTATTCAGTGGCCGTCTGCCAGGCCAGCAGGGTCAGCCCGCCCGCCGCCGTGGCCGTAGCGTTGGCGTCATCCAGCAGGCCCCGGTTCAGCAGCGCGCCCTTGGCCTGGAAGGCCGAAACTTTCGTGGCCGCCCGCCAGGCCTCCAGCAGCTCGGCCTCAGTCGGTGGTGTGGGCCACAGCAGGGTCGGCGCGCCGCCGGGGCCGGGCACGATCTGCGCGCCTTGCGATTGTCCGGCCAGAAGCTCGGCATAAAGTGTGCGCGGAATTTCCAGCGCATCCAGCGGCAGCGCAACGCCGCTAGCGGGATCGAAAAAGCCGCGCGTGGCGGCGCTGTAATACACCGGGCTTACCATCCCACTGCCCTCCATCTGACAGGCCAGCCTGCCAAGGTACTAAGATCAGGGTAGAAGAGGCGCAGCGGCATCTGCGTCATCGTCTTGGCCACCGTGCTATCCTCGACGACAATCGCGGGGCCACTGCCCGAGTGCACGGCGCTCGGGATGTAAGTGTTTGTGCTGAAGGCCGTTGGCAGTGTGACCAATACGCGACCGTCGGAGTTCGTGGTCGCGGTGCCCCATTGCTCAATCAGCCCGCTCGGCAACCGTTGCCAGCCGGGCGAGGCAAGGCTTTGCGCCGCCCCCGTGGTGCGCCAGATTTCCGACCAGGCCGACCAGACGGTGCCGTTCCAGAACCGCGTGAACATGCGGCTGCTGGCGCTGTCGAACGCCATCTGGTTGACCGCGCTGGCGCTGGCGGCAATCACCTCGACCGTTCCCGCCACGCCCGACGCGGGCGTGTTCGCATCGCCCGAGGCAAAGCGGTAGCTGCCCGTCAGGCGCGCGGCGGCAGAGTTGAGCGTCACCAGCGGCACCGCCGCCGCCCCCAGACCCGCCCCGTCAATCACGCCCTTGAGGAACGCGGTGCGGTTGGCCAGCAGGCCCGCTTGCCAGTTCATCAGCCCGCCGTCGGCGGCAGGATTGACCGCGCCGCCGGTCGGCCACCAGCCGTCCTCCAGCCGGGGAATCTGCGCCTCCCACTGCTGCAATTCGGGCAGGTAGTTCAGCGTTGCCAGGTTCACCATCAGACAGGCACCTCGTAATTGTAGACGCCGCCCAGCGGCACCTGATTTCCAAGCGACCACACGCCCGTGCCCAGCACGTGGCGCACGCCGCCCACCACCTCGATCCGGCGCAGGCGGCAGCGCAGCGGGGCCACCGCGCGCAGCAGCGCCGCCAGCCGGTCGGCCTCGGCCCGGAAGATCGGCACGGCGATTTCCACCCAGTAATCGGCCCAGACCGTGCCGGACCACCCCAGCCGCCATGTCCGGCCCAGCGGGCGGGTCTGCCCCAGCCGGGTCAGGTCCTTGGCCTCGATCAGCGTCGCGGTGCCGTAGCCCGCCGCCGCCAGGGCCGCGACCACCGCACCCCGCGTGCCCTTCCTGCGGTGCACCGCGACCGAGGCGGCAATGACCGCGCGCTGCCGCGCCTCGGGCCAGGTGCCGTCCCATTCATCCACCGACAGCGCCCAGGCCAGCCAGGGCAGCAGGGCGGCGGGGCAGGTGGCGGGGGTCCAGAGCGTGGCATTCGGCACCGGCACCTCGCCGATCCGCGCGGTCGCGGCCTCGATGGCCGCTTCCTGCGGCGTGGCATTCGGGGGCAGCAGGCTATTCATCCGTGCCCCCGTTGGTCAGGGTGATCGCGGTGCACCAGCTGGCCTGCCCGCTGCCGATGGTCAGCGTGGCCGAAGGCGAGGTCAGCTGCACCCGCTGCACGCCGGGCTGGTGCAGCGCCGCAAACAGCCCCGACAGCGTCACGTCGCGCCCGATCCGGTGCTGGGCGCTCGCATAGGCGTTGGCCGCGGCCTGGGCTGCGGCCAGCACCACCGCGCTGTCCGGCCCGGCGTAGAAATACAGCGTCGCCGTGATCGCATAGCTGACGATGGCCGCCGACTGCACCACCACATTGTCGCAGAGCGGGCGCACATCCCCGGCATTCAGCGCCGCCGCGACCGTGGCCAGCAGCGGGGCCGGGGCCGCCCCGCTTCCCGTCCGCGACAGCACCGTCACCAGCACATCGCCGGGGGTCGGGCTGACAGCACTGACATCCAGCACATCGGCGGCGGCCGACAACGCGTGGAAGACATAGGCCCCTTCCGGCCCTGCGGTCGAAAACCCTTCCAGCGCCAGCTGCGCGCGCCGCCGCAGGTCCGCGTCCGATTCGAGTGTCGGGGCCACCGGCGGCACCGCCAGCGGATCGCCCGGATCGATCACCAGCCGGACCACGCCGAACAGCGCCGCCAGATTGTCCAGATCGGTCCCCGTCGCGCGGGCCAGGGTCACGGCCTGGGCGGCGTCGTTCACGCGGGCGCGCAGCAGCAGTTCGCGGTAGGCGGCCACCTCCAGCAGCTTCACCACCGGCTCGCTTTCCAGCGCCAGCACGGCGGCCAGTTCCGGCGCGCGGGCGGCAAGATCGGCCTTCATCGCGGTCAGGATCGCCTCAAAGTCCAGCGTCTCGACCACGCCGGGCACCGGCAGCAGGCTCAGGTCGATGGCGCTGTAGCCGCTCATGCCGCCACCTCGGCCGCCAG